CAGATACATACTTTGGTAGTACCTTTGCCCATCCTGGACGACCCCATTGTTCAATAGCTTTACAGCCAGAATCACGGGCAAATTGTTCCACTGTAGGGAACACCTTAGATTGTTCTTCAAAGTCACTACCAGAAAAAGCAATGATGTGAAGTGTTTTGTGTTGAGAGTATTGTAAGTATTGAGTAAGACCAACACCAATAATATTTAAACCATCATCTACTACCGCCCAACATTGAACATATTCATTGAGGATCTTCTTAAGATAGTCTGTAAGTGATGATTCTCCTTGGCTATGCTCAATTACTTTAGTTAAGTAACCTGAAATTGTAGGCCAGTGTTGAACTGTTTGTTCGGGGGTTAGTAAAATTATTTTCATATTATTTATGGTGGTGTTGGCCACACTACGTTAAATGGATATCCAGACTGCTCAGGTATATCACGAAGTTGTTGGCGGTATACTGCCCAAGCTTCTTGTTGTTGTTGAGTTAGAGGTCCGTTAGGAATTTGAGTCCAATCAGTTGAGTAAAGCAATTTTTGTCTCTTATCAGAAACATTTACAATTGCCATTCTTTCGTTTTCAACCCATTGCTTTGTTGCGTAATTAAAAACAGAATATTGATCTGGTTTAGGAGGCATTTGTATTGCTTGATTATCTTTTATATAGTATTCAGAATCATTAAACCAACCATCAATATAAAGCTCTCCATCAGAAAGCTGTTGTTCAATGTTATTACAATCAATAAGTTTAACTATTTTACCGTTGTTTATGTATATTGAGTATTTCATCGTTTAGTTTCTATTACAAATAAAGATCTGTTTGAACCACCAGCAAAGGGATCAACGGTGTAAACAAATCCTGGATTTGGGGTAAAACATTGAAGTCTGTATGTATAAGTACCAGCACCGGGTGTTTCGCTATAAGACATTGCCCCTTGATCTGTTCGTAGTAATTCAGTTGAATCTCTGACAAGTCTAAATAAGGGCAGAATAGCAGCATTACCTGATTCGCCTGTGTCATAAATACCAACAAGTCTATTAGCACAACTCGAGATATAAACTCTTTGTCCTGAGGTTGTGATTACTACTGATTGAATATCTTGCCAAACATCTACTGCTGTGTTTCGGGCTTCTCCCGCAGTAAACGCACTTGTAGAAAGTGTTACAGCATTGCTATTAATATTACCTGTAGCAACTAAGTTACCGTTAAAATAGATAGCACTACCGTTAAAAGCGATATTAGTAGTTGAATTACCTAAGGCAAATGTACCAACACTATTCATAATAGCGCCAGAGCCTGTCATTGAAGTTCCAGATAATGCTGGACTTGTTCCTACAGTCAAAGAAGTTGCAACGCCAAGGACACCTGCAGCTATTTTATCAGCAGTAATTGTTCCTGCGGCAATGTTATTAGCGGTAATAGTATTAGCCGCAATATTATTAGCAGTAATTGTTCCTGCTGCAATATTACTGGCAGTAATAGTGTTAGCTGCAATATTACTGGCAGTAACTGTTCCTGCTGCAATTTTAACACCGCTAACAGCACCATCAATAATGTTACCATTAGCAACGATATTACCATTAAGACTTAATACTGAACCGTTAAATGTAACGTTGGTTGTTGGATTACCAAGGACAAATGTGCCATTAGAATATAAGTGAGTGCCTGAACCAGTCATTGTTGTGCCGCTAAGACTAGGGGCAGAGCCAACAATAATCTCACCTGAGGTAAGTGTACCCATGTTAGCAGAAAGAGCCGCAAGGTTTGCTACAGTAATCTTATCTGAAGTAACAGAGCCAGCCGCAATCTTATCTGATATAATAGCACCAGCTTCAATTTTAACAGACGTAATAGCTTGAGCCGCAATAGCTTGAGCACCAATAGTAAATGCCGCAATGTTAGCGCCTGTAATAGTGTTAGCAAAGATCTTGTCGCCTGTAATTGTTCCTGCTGCAATGTCTGCTGCAACAATAGCCCCAGCTGCAATCTTACCCGCAACAACAGAGTTAGCCGCAATAGCGTTTGCTGTAACAGAATCAGCCGCAAGCTTATTAGCAACAATAGCTCCAGCCGCAATAGTATTTGTTGTTACTGCGTCTGCGGCAATCTTACCTGCTACAACTGCATTAGCACTGATTTTATCTGATGTAATAGCATTGGCTGAAATCTTATCTGCTACAACCGCATTAGCCGCAATCTTATCTGCAATAATTGCATTAGCAACAATCTTAGGGGATGTAATAGAATCAGAAGCAATCTTTGTTTCTGTAATAGCTGCTGTAGCAATCTTAACTTCAGTTATTGCACCAGCAACAATATTAGCCGCATTTACTGTATCAGCTTTAAGATTACCTAAAGTATTATCTAACGCAGCAAGACTTGTTTTATTAGCAGTAATAGCACCATCAAGTACTTTTAAATTACTTACTGCATTGTTAACGATCTGTGCTGTGTTTACTGTGTCTGGATTAAGGAATCCAGTAAGTGGGCTAAGAGCAGCTACGTTAGTTTTAGCCGCAGTAACTGCACCGTCAAGAAGTTTTAAGTTAGTTACTGCATTAGTAGCAATTTGAGCCGCAGATACTGTGTTAGGTCTTAAGTCTCCAAAGGCTTGATCAAGAGCCGCAACATTAATTTTTGTGGCAGTTACAGCATTAGCCGCAATCTTAAGTTCAGTAACCGCATTATTCATAATCTCATTAAAAGAGATTGTAGATGGAGGAACAACAATATCTAAGTCAATAGCGTTACCATCATCTTGTTTCCAATGATAGTCTGGAGGAGAAGTGTTAACAGCAAACTTAATCTTTCTACCACCAAGAATAAGGTAATACAAAAAGTTAATAGTACCAAATGGAAATATAGATTTATACCAAGTGTAGTCTGCTGGATTAGTTGATTCAACAGAAGAGCTACTATTAAAAATACCAAAGAAAAGTTTAAGAGTAGGTGTGTTAGAAAAACCTGTACCTATGTTATCGTCAGCATACTTAACATGGATATACTGGTAGGTATAAGAACCCGGATCTCCAGCAGGGAGATTAGGGTTGGACTCAGTACCTCCAGACAATCCATCAATATTTAAACTTAAATCAAACAAATAAGCATCAAGCTCTTTATCCCCTGTAATAGGTGGATTAAACATTATTACCTCCTGTCTGCTGGTCTAACATCAAACGATATCATTGGTAGTCTCCAATAATCTGTTGATGTAATATATAAGTTCATTACACGACCATTAACTCTTGGGTCTACTTTGTAGCCCTGTGATTTTTGATTATTAGGTAAGAATGTAAATACATCCTCTGCGGTATATGTTGGTTCATCAATATAATTATTCTGACCACGTACTTTAATACTGATACTTGCTGTTAAAGATACTTTATCAAACAGAGGGTATATTGAGTTAATAAGGGAGCTAGCTGTTAAGTCTCCTGTATTAATTTTCTTTGATACATAAGAATCATATGGAACAAAGGTAGTACCATTGTACATAAGATAAGCATCATTAGTGATTAATGTTTGTGTGCTAATAGTTGTAAACAACAACTCTTGTTTAGCATACACAAAAGTACTATTTAAATTCTGTGGAGCATTAAACGCATATGTAACGCTAGCTAATTGTCTTTTTGTCCATGTATTATTTTTATAATTAAAGATAAGAGCTTCGTTACATACTGTAGAAGATCCCTTAGGATAGTTAATCCAGATCTCTTTATAGAATGGATTACGTACTACGTGTACCTTATTGATTTGTGCTTTATTTAAATTATTAAAGAAATACTTTTTAATTCTAAAGTCAGCAATAGATTCAATATTACCTGAACCATTGTGAATATAAATGTCATTACGATCTACAACAAAGTGGTTACCATCAAACTCACATACACAATCTACACCGAGAATACCATAAGACTTTGAGTATGGAGTTACTTTAGATACAGTTCCAATAGACAATATATTAATACTGTCCTCAGAATAAATAAACATGTTACCCCTAAGGTCAAGCATATCTAGTACTTGAGAGGTAGAACTTAATTCAAATTCATCAGCTGTGTCTGTTGTAGTTCCTGGTTGCCATGTCTGCGGTACATTACCTGTAGGAGCCTGAACAGACACACGTACTGTTCCGGGAGCATAAGTGCTGATACCGTCTTGTGTTAATGTTAAATTAGCCGCAACAAGAGAATAGTTGTATGCTCTGATTACTTTAGCAGTAACAGTTAAACCTGCAATATAATTCCAGTTAGGTAATGGCTGAAAGGTTGATCCTGCTGAAGGGCTACCATACAGGCAGTACAAAGGTGTTGTCTGACCGTTGTTTACAATAATAGCAAATCCACCATTAAATTGTGTACCTTGCCAATCACTGTTGTCATACACTACATCTGCTGAAGAAAACATATTTGATGTATTACCAGCAGCATCTACCCGAACAATAGCTCCATTCTTAGCAAAGATGTTATAACCTTGATCAGGTCTTTTCCAGTGAATACCATAGTTGGGAGCAATAGCTACAGTCCTGTATGCTGCTTCTCCAGTAATTGTTTGTACTGCATTATCATCAAACCGAACATTGAGTACATCAGAAAAAACATTAGAAGGAACAATTAAAGGGGATAGGTCTGTGTTGAGACCTCCCTTACCTAGGTCTGTAATTGGTGTTGCCATAAGATATCCTTTTTATTACTAATAGGTACCGATTAAGTTTTATTATATTCTTCTTCGGTTAATAAACCTGACTTGTATTTATTTGCAGGTCGGAAAATAGTTAGCTTCTGACCCCGCATTTCAGGTGCAAAAGAGATATGAGTCCAACGACCATACTCGTGAATCATCTGATCAAATTTAATTCCAGCGGCTTCAATAGCTTTACATACTGCTAATGGATTACCGTAAGACGATGTAAAGTCAATAGCCCAACCATCCATGTGGGAGGATACTCGTGATCCACCAACGGCTACGTTTACTTCAGGTAGTCTGAGCCAAGAGTTTACGCTGATAGGTTTGCCGAGTACAGCACGTATCTGTTGCATACCCTCAGCTGCCTTCTTCATGTTCTCAAGTTGGCGTTCATCTGGTTGATTGTTAATACCCATTCGAACAGCTGTGTCTGAATGTGTAGCTTCTTCAAGTGTAAAGTTTTCGCTTAGCTTTGTCATTTCTTAACCTTGTCTGCAATCTTTTCCATAGTGCGTCCACCAAAGTAAAACGACATAACTAACATACCCCATTGACCCAGTAGTTCTACATAGGCTCCACGGGTTTCGTAATCAAAAATTGATGCAATAGCAAAGCCAGAGTAAGCTGTTAACAAGAATACTAAAGTTAGTGGTCGGATATTCTTAGACATCCATGAGTCACTCACCATATCAGCTTGCATACGTTGAGTGAGATTATTTTGTTCGGTCTCATATAGTTTAGTTTCATTAGCCATCTTAGCTAACTCACCATCATGAGCCATCTTTTGTAGCTCTAATTGAGCCTTAGCTTTTTGTTCGGGGTCTGGGATAAGCTTATCAATGAGCTTACCACCTACGTTTAACAGGGCATCTAGTCCTAGCATATGTTTCCCTTCTATGCGTATTTATCAAAGTGTGTTTTGTTATTAAATATTTCTATCTCAACAAGATTTTGTCTAGCTCTTTTGTTGTATAATTCTAAAGCTAGCTCATCAATGGCTTGTCTAATCTTATTAGCCTTAATTGCTGCATCATATTCAGACTGTAATCTTTCAACTCTTGTTTCAAAAGCAATTGATTTAACATCGTAAGGGGTAGGAAAAACAAAAGGATACCATTTATGTAATGAGGTAATCATTTATTAACTTCTTTTTCAACAAGTTGTTGGTAAAGAAAAACTACCTTACTTCTTAATTCTGTGCTATCAGCAACACCAGCCCATTCAGGTAGGTTATTCCAAATTAATACTAAATCTTCTTTACTGCATTTATGACCTTTAAGGTCTAGCCATCTGCTAAGATGGATGTGTCGTTCTGATGGATTATGTATTGTCATACCTAACCCATAGAACTCCACTGTAGAGCATCTAATCGTTTGAGAAGATGCTACTGATATCAATAATAGTAATGCAGCTATAAACCACTTCATTTTAAATGTAGCTTACTGTCTATAGCCAGCCATATAGCACCAAAGAAAGCACCAACGATAATCACTGGTTTAACTGCTTTGGCAAACCATTCAAGAACAATGAATGCACCTTGAGCAGCATTAAAAGCTTTAACAACTTCTTCTGTACTTTTATCTAGTTTATCTACTTTGGCTTCTAACAAAAGAAGTCGTTCATATATTTGTGAGTGGCTTACTTCTTGTTCTTGAATGATGTTCATTTATTATGCCTTTACTTCTACGTCTTGGATGTCAGGTTCTTGTTTAACTTCAAGGGCTTGCTTCAACAAAGCGAAGAAAGCATTTCTACCTACTTGTAATTGGTCTACATTGAATCGTGCTGAATCAAGTTTACGATCTAAATCTGAAACATGATTAAGAAACATTTGTTGTTCTTGAGTCATGTCTTCATACTTGTATTCTACACCATCAATAGTTACGGGGGTCTTTTCATTTTTTCCCATGATTATTTTCCTTTTAAATTGTCACTAAAGTTAGGTAGTGATTTCCTATTTGTTAATACAATAAAGTGTTAATTCATTTGATTTGAGCCGCCACCAACGTTACCGCCACTTCCGCCACCTCCACCACTCGGGGCAGTTGGTCTTTTACCGTAAAAATCACCAATTGAAATAGAAGAATTTATAGGGAAAACTCCAGATGCCCCTTCGTCTGTATACCACACAGTACCACGATAAGAATTTAAATCATTACCACGACCAAATTCAGCATTTATTTGCTGTATTGAAAGAGAACCAGATAACGGTAGTGTCATTTTTAATCCTTAATTACTTAGCTGAGGGGGGTGGTGGTCGAATACCACTCTGTTGAGCTGACTGAAAGTCTTGACCTAGTTTGCTTAACTTCATAAACAAATCAATGCACTCACCGAGTTGTCCGACAGACAACTGTTTCATAATGACGTTGAATTCCGCTACTGTTACTTCGCCAATATTAATTTTATCGTTCATATATCTCTTCTTTTATTTAAGGGGTTGTTGGAGCAGACTCTTCTGTAGGTGCTGGAGGTGCCCATGGTAGGGCTGGCTCTGTCACCGGATCAATTTTGTCTGCAATTTGTTTTGCAATTTGTGCGTTAACATGCTCTTCATAAGAGCCTGTAACTACTGGTTGAATCCAGCTCAACACAATTTCTTGTGTGAGTTGGTCGTAAGGAATGAAGTCAGCTTGCTCAGGATTAGGGTCTAGAGGTGTTGCACCGCTAAACGTTCCTGTGTTACCGTTCTCATCCGTACCTGTTTTTGTCCAATAAGTCTGGACTACATAGTCGGTTTCATTACCAACTCGTGTAACTTTCATGCCTGTTACGGCCCATGTGTATGTGATTGCCATATTTACTCCTGCTCAGTCAACTTTTGACTTATAATGTTTTTAAAAATCTGTATTAATTCTTCAGGTACTGAATCATTAAGCCATTCCAAAATAATTTCATTTGTAATTTGATCATACGGTATATAATTGTTTTGATCAAATACTGAAGGTGTTACAGTAACTTCACCTGTAGAAGGGTTAGTTGTTTCAATTGGTTTTAATTCAAAAGGAACAACTCCCTGACAGAACGAGGAATTACCTGATTCATCTGTACCTACATAATCATAATGAATGTGAGAAACAATATCAGGTATTCCATATACTTTAGTACGACTTAATTGTCGGATATTAAATGTGTATGTAATATTCATGAGTTAACTTTCTTTTCTAATTCTTCTATTTTAGAGTTTAACTTTTCAACTGTAGAAGTTAATTCTTTAATAGCCTCAATAAATAGACCAGCCATGTTACCATATTGAACACCATACTCATCTACATCTTTTGCATAAGTAACTGCTTCGGGTAAAACCTCATTTACTTCTTGAGCAATTACACCAATCTGACGTTTGTTAGGATCAACCTTTTCGTCATTTGTTTCAATACGTTTATAAAATACACCACGTAATTTGTTAACAGTAGCAAGGGCGTTGTCAACGGTTACAATTTCTTTTTTCTTACGAACGTCTGAATAAGCAACTACGTTACCTGTTGAATAAATACCACCATCTACATACATAGCATATGCGGAACTTGTTGATGATGTTCTTACACCAAGGCAAGCGTTGCTTACAAGCCAATAATAAACCCAATAAGTGTAATTATACAAACCACCGTTACCACTACTATCAAACATACCAATAGTTACGTTGTTAGAACTAGGAAGTCTTATTCCTGAATAACTATTTTTGATTCCAGACAACTGCATTGGTCCGTATGTGCTGTCGTTTGGATGCCAATGAGGTGCTCCAGATGAACCAGGCCAATAGATACCATAACTGCTATCCATTTGAATCCAGTTTTGTGGACGGAAATAGGAGCCACCTGCTAGAGTTAAACCCCAAAGATACGAAACACTATTTGGGTTACAATAGTAACTTGTATCTTCATTATCATAAAAAATTGGTGCTCTTAAACTACTTGAATGTTTTAACAAAGAACTATTAATGTCTACCCAAGTAGAATTAGAATCATTACTACGCAAAAAATAGTTTGACGCATTCATGTAAATAGACGAATCGTTACCCAACCAAAATTTAGTTGCCCCTGAAGCGTCTCTAAATTCAGTCCAAGTAGCGCCCCTAGAAATAACACCAACCCCAGATAAGGACAATCCACCACTAGTCAAATTAAGAGAATTAAAAATAGAAGAACTTGCAGGATCTAAATAAAAAGCAGTGTTGTCGTAATCGTAAAATAAAGGTGCTCTCCATGATGATGTAGAAACTCCATAGCCATTAATCCAAGTATTAAAACCACTTTCTGCGCCAAAGACACCAGTAATAGTTCCTGCTGCAGCAGTGTATAAGCCCCACCCAGAACCACGACCACTTGAAAAGAAGTTTGGATGTGAATAACCAACACCATACATGTTGCCTGTACCTGCGTCAGAAGGGTTGTATGAAGAACCAATTGTATAGATTGGATTCGACTTTGTGCTGTTGTCACCTACATTGTTGTAAGTGCCTTGGAACCATCCAGCAACAGAAGTAGATCTACCGATTGGACCTGCAAACATTGCTGCATTTAAGTTTGATGTACTCGCAAAATCACCATAATATGCCGTGTTGTCTTTTTCATAAAAAATATTAGCGTACAATCCGTTAGCTAACAAATTTTTGCTAGCGGCAGCTCCAATAATTACAGTACCACCATCGTAATAATTTAATTCAAGCGGATCTGACCCACGACCGTTTACGGTATCAAGGTACCCGTTGCGCCCTATTAAACCGTATGTAGTGTCCGATGCAAAATACAAATTGTCGTAGTTGATGTTACTCATACGACTTGTACCTGCTGGGTCTACATAATAGCCTGTGTTATTATTGTCATAAAAAATTGGTGCACGTAGAGAACTAGAGGCTTCAGCATTACCACTACTTAATGTAAATGTCCAATTACTGCCATAACCATAATTATCAAAATTATAAGAATTAGCATTAAAATAACGGGTACCGCTAACTGTGTAGTCTCTAGAACCCCATGAGCCAACGCTACCTGCAGTACCCCCTAAATGAAAAGTTCCTACAAAATGTGAGTCGCCTGCTATTGACAGACGTGTATCAGGTGTTGCTCCACCTAAACCTAAACTGTAAAGTTTAGAATTACCGTTGGGACTTGTGTAATAACTAGTGTCGTCACTATCATAAAAAATTGGTGCACGAGACGAGTTTAATGAAAGCGAATAATCACCCATCAAACGGAAAGTTTCAGCTTCACCAGTACCCATCCGTACCCAAGCATTACCGCCAGATACAAGGCTACTACCTCGAGCAAACAAATTCAAACTGTTTGCGTCTGAAACAAGCGTAATCCCTTCTGCGGTGTACGGAGGGAAACTATCCGAAGTACCGCGAATTAAAAGATACCCCGCATCTGAAGCTGTTGAACCACTTGTACTCTTTGAAAAATAAAACCCTGCGTAACCGCTATTTGGTGGCTTAAGTCCTAAATCATAGTTTGTACGTGTTCCTGAAGATACCCCTGACCAAGGTACTGAACCTGCACTGCCAGCACTACCAGTAACATTAATACTCCAAGTACCACTTGCACCAGTACCTGTCAACGGAGCATACCCACTTAACGCACTACTAGTAATATACCCACTAGGGTTACTAGAGTTATAAGGTGTATAACCTAATGCAGTAGTAACGTTCCCAGATGTAATACCTGTAATATACCCAGCAGGATTAGTAGCGTTATATGGAGTAAATCCAAGAGCACCAGTCACATCAGACGACCCAAGAGTAACTGCTCCAGTACGTGTATTGAAGCTAGTCACACCACCGTCAATCTGGATATTACCAGAGCCTAACACCGAAGTACCATTAACTGTTTTAATGTTAGTGCCTGACACAAGAGTAGCTTGAGCATCAGTAATGCCATAACCAGACAATGTTGTAGGCTTACCCGTAACACCACTAAATGGAACAGCCGCAGCACTAGCTACAGATAAACTTGACTGAGGAGTTTTAGTCCATAATCCAGTTGAACTTACATAAACTAGTGTATCACCGTTTGTAGGTGATTGAGCAGACACATCGTGCAACTCATCCATCTCATAACCGTTTTGAATTTTAACTTCAATAGTACCTTGAGTAGCATGACTACGAGTAACTACACCCACATAAACTATATGGCTTGGTGCATAAGGTTTTGTGCTTGTGTATGTTCCTGCTGTAGTTGGGCTAAGGTATAACTGAACACCTTCAGCAAAAGCCGAAGTATTCAAACCACTAACAGACCCAATAACAACAACATAGCCATTATTGTTGTTAGAGATATCAGCCTGAACCATACCATAGGTTTGTGCTGAAGTAGCGTCACCTGTAGCAATAGCTTTTGAAACAAGAGCCTTGTTACCAGAGGCTCCACTAATATACACCACTGTACCTTTAGTAAGTGTAGCTCCTGTTTCATTACGTACTTGACTAATCAATGTAGCAGTACTACCTGCAATACCTACGCTAAGGTCTTTAGTTGTTCCTGTTGTGCTAATAACAACACTACCATCATTAGAGGTAATGTCACCAATAGCACCAAGGTTAGTTAAGGCATCAGCCGCAGTAGTAGCTCCTGTACCTCCAGAGTCAACTTTTAAGACACCACTGGAATCTGCACCATCTGCTAGTTTTGATAAATTACGTGGTATACTCATATGTAACCCCTTTAGTAATAAGTTTATTAAATTGTTTATGGATCATGTTTGAATTAATCCTTAATCAATTTGTTAATAAGAGATTTTAATTCGGCTACTTCTGATTTGAAATTTACTACTTCTTTGTTTTGCTCTTGAAAAGCTTTAGTTAACAAAGCAATAATACCTCGCTCACGCAAACCAAGCATCCCATCTGTACCTGCACGAACCAACAAAGGTTCCACTTCTTCAGCATCTTGGGCAATGAACCCAAGATCGTCTGTCATTCCCGCAATGCGGTGCTGGTCAGTGTCTTCGTTCCAAGAGTAGTACACGGGGCGAAGAGCCAACACTTGTTTAATTGCTGTTGGGATTTCTCGGATGTTGTGCTTTAACCTACGATCTGAAACAGTGCCGTAAGCAGTGACGTTACCGCCAACAGTCAAGTTGTTAGATGAATCAACAGCAAACCCGTTAGTTCCTGCTGTAGCGTTATAAAGCAAGAATCTATTGCCGCCTTGACCAAAAGAATTATTAGTAGAAAACATTGTCCATGTTTGACCACCAGAACCAGTATTTGTAATATTAAAACCGCAATCCCAAACACCAGAACCCCTTATTTCCATTCGTGCGCCACTTATAGTAGAACCCGGAGCAACACCAATTCCAAGATTTGCACCAATATAAGTACTATTATTAACATTTAACGCGTTAAGAACAGATGTGCTTGCAGGGTCTGTGTAATATGCGGTGTCGTTGCTATCGTAGAAAATAGGTGCGCGAAATGAATTGGCTTCTTCTGTGTAAGAAGCATACTTAATCATTGGGCCGCCACTCGCACCGCCACCAAAAATTCTTGTTATGCCGCTATTACCATTTTCGTAACCAATATACATGCCATCGCTATTTGTACCACTTGCAGTTTTGTTTTGAATAACACGCATTGATGCGTAACCATCACCTGAAGCAAGATTAAATGCTAAAGCACCTGCACTGCCTGTCCATTGCGCTGTTCCAACAAAAGTTAAAGCGTTTAAATTTGATGTGCTTGCGGGGTCTAAATAATAAGCAGTGTTATTGCTATCGTAAAAGACTGGCGACCGCATTGAAGCGTTGGCTTGCCAAATACCATTATTTAGAATCCAACCTGATGTAACAGCCGCATTAAAATTTGAACCGCCAACACCTTCACGGAATACCCATCCACGCCCCGGAGTATCCATTGTGAAGTATGTGTTGTATCCATCACCTGCGCCAGTTGGGTTAGGAAATTCACCGCCATTTAATTTAAAACCAATTGCCGATGTTGTAGTGTCTCCAGCCCCCCAAAAGAATATTTGGTTTCGGCTGTCAGTAGAATTTTGGTCCCCTCGAACGGCAATACCATACAACGAAGAAATGTTATTTGGGTCAGTGAAATAGGTAGTGTCGTTGCTGTCGTAGAAAATTGGTGCACGCATATCAATTTGTGCAGACACATTTCCATTTGAATTTATAGAAAATCTTTCAGCAGAATTTGTATGGTCATATATTCTAAATCTATGTGTGTCTGAGCTAGTTGATCCTAAAATTCTCCATGTTGAATTTGGCCCAGTGCTTGTTAACCAAAGATCAGCTTCTGTTCCAACAAGTGTTAATTGGCTAGCTGCGGGACCTCTAATAGTCATAGCACCAGTAGTGCTTATAGTAGTTCTTAACGCAGGGTTTCCATTTGGTACAAATTCAATTGGGCCGGGTTCATTCCAAAGATATAAACTTTGGTCACTCACCCCGTTGCCAGTAGTTCTGTTCTTAATTAAATATCCATTGCCCGCGCCAAATGTAGTCAGGCGTAGGTATGCAAAAACCCCTGCGGTATTTGTGTTTTCTATTTGTTGGTATACAGCAGAAGCTGACCCAGTTTGAACATTGGCAATTGAATTTGAAGTCAAAGAACCAATATTAGAAGCACCATTTGGATTTACATAATATCCAGTGTCGGCACTGTCGTAGAAGATTGGTGCTCTAACATCTACACTGTTAGTTGCAGATGAACCCGAAGGCATAGCATAAGAGGTATAATTACCAGCATGAATTACTGTATTTGTTCCAACTTTTAAATTGGTTCCGTCATAGCCCCATCTATACGTGCCCGTATCATCACCAAAAGCGTGCCACCACGCGCCATTTTCTGTAAAAAATGTAGTAGACCATCCTGAACCATTGTTTACTTGAATACCTGACTTATTACCTGTAGCAACAGAGGTATTGTTAATTTCAAAAAAGTTAGAAGGTGTAGTTCCTCCAGCTAAAGAAACCTTTAACTTTCCTGTTAAAGTACCTCCACTAAAAGATAAATAAGTACTAGCCGCAGATGCGGAAGTCAAGTAAGGATTTAGTGCAGAACTAGTAATATACCCATTAGGATTAGTACTGTTATAAGGTGTAAAACCAAGAGCACCTGTAACATCACCCGATGTTAAACTAATAGCGCCTGTTCTAGTATTAAAACTAGTTACACCACCAACAATATTAATTACGCCAGTAGCTGAGTCATAAGATCCTGCACCAGTTACCGAGATAGCTGAACGAGCACCTGCCGTAGTAATATAGTTGCTTGGATTAGTACTGTTATAAGGTGTATATCCTAAAGCACTGGTAACCATACCACTAGTAATACTTCCACCAGTAATGTTAACATTGTCAGCATTTTGTGAGGACATAGTACCTAATGTAGGCTTATTAAGAATAGCCGCATCACCAGTAGTTGCGTTCCAGTCTGCATTAACGTTTACTTCAGCACCAGACTCAATACCCGCCAGCTTAGACTTTTCAGCAGTAGTATAGTTGTTATCTGTATGTACATAGGCAGAATCAATAACTGTGTTAGCATTGTAACTTTGCACAGACACACCAATATTAGCTGGTTGTAATGCGCTATCAGCCTTAGTACCTTGAGCAGAAGTAGCGTATGCAGTACTGTCTGTAGTAGCGGCAGTACCTAATCCAAGACTAGTCCTTGCACCAGACGCTGTAGTAGCACCTGTACCACCTGAGCCAATAGCAACAGTACCAATAATATTCTCAGCAAGTACTTCACCAAGACCATAAGTGTTGTATACAACTGCTTCAACAAAGTCACCTAAATTAGCGGCAGAAGCAAGAACAAAAGAAGTTCCATTAGTTGCAGTGTAGTCAGATGTACTCAACAAAACACCGTTAACATACACTTGAATTGAATTCAAAGTATAAGTTACACTAAATGTAGTTTGTCCAGCAGTAGCAGTAAAGCTTGTACGTGTATATGTACTTGTAGGTAATTCAAATGCTGCCCAAGAAGCGTTTGTACCGTCTGTCTTAAGATATTGACCTGCATAAGAAGCTTGAGGGGGCAAACCAGTAATAGAAGCCCATGCAGCATTTGTACCATCAGTAGTTAAGAATTGTCCTGTATGTGTTGCTTGTGAAGGCAACGCATTAATTGTTGTGTTTCTCCATGTATTAGTAGCGGAGTCATACTCTAATACTTGTCCATCAGTTACGCTTGTAACTACTACGTCATTAAGTTCGTCTAGTGTATAGCCATTAGCTAAAGCTGAAGAGCCTAAACCTAAGTTAGATCGAGCAGTAACAAGATTAGTTAATTCTGAAAGGTTATTACTGGCCAACATATAGCCAGCACCTGACATATAAGCGGCAACCCAAGCTGTACCTGTGTATACTTTCATACCCTGAATTACAGAGTTAAAATACAAAGCACCAGCTACAAGAGGGTTACCATCGTTATCTGTTGTTGGGTCAGAAGTTTTCTCACCAAGATATTTATCATCAAAATTATCAAAGGCGGCTAATGCTTGGTCACGAGCGGCTTCTGCTGCAGCTTGAGCTGATATAGCAGAATTTGCAGATGTGTTAGCATTTGTTGCACTAGTAGATGCACTACTTGCAGATAAAGCGGCATTAGTAGCAGAGTTACCAGCAGCAGTTGCTGAGTTAGCTGAACTAGTAGCTGACGTAGCGGCATTAGAGGCAGATGTACTAGCCGATGTAGCTGATGTAGCGGCATTAGAAGCAGATACACTTGCCTCAGCCGCCTTAGTTGTTGCTGTTGTAGCAGAGCTTGCGGCAGATGAAGCGCTAGCAGAAGCTTCAGAAGCTTTAGTAGTTGCAGTAGTAGCAGATGTAGCCGCACTAGCCGCTTGTGTTGTTGCAGTAACTGCAGATGCAGCTGCATCAACTGCAGAGGTATTAGCCGCTGTTGCACTATTAGATGCACTTGTAGCACTACTTAAAGAATTAGCGGCAGATGTTGCGGCATTAGTCTCTGAAGTACTTGCAGCAGATGCTGAGTTAGAAGCACTTGTAGCAGACACACCAGCAGATGTTGCGCTTGACGCTGCAGAGTTTGCGCTTACTACTGCTTCAGCCGCCTTGGTTGTTGCTGTTGTAGCGCTGTTAGCTGAGGATGTCGCAGAGTTTGCAGAAGCAGTTGCGCTATCAGCTGAGTTAGTTGCGCTTGTTGCGGCTTCACTAGCTTTAGTTGTTGCGATAGTTGCGCTTGCAGCCGCATTAGTTGCTTGTGTAGTTGCTGTTGCAGCACTTGCAGCAGAGCTTGTTGCGCTATTAGCCGAATCAGTTGCGCTAGTAGCCGCTTCTGCTGCTTTAGTTGTTGCGGTAGCCGCAGACGCACTTGCAGATGTTGCGCTATTAGCCGCATTTGTAGCAGAGATTCCTGCAGCTGTTGCACTGTTGGCCGCATTAGTAGCACTAGTAGCCGCATTAGCCGCAGAAATTACAGCGCTTGCAGCAGAGGATGCCGCTTGAGTTACTGAAGTTGCCGCTTGAGCTGCACTTAAAGCCGCCTCACCAGCACTTTGAGCCGCAAGATTTGTATAGCTTAAGGAGTCGGCAGTATCTAGATTATCATATTCACCACCAGCAGACAAATTACCGGTAGCACCTGGATTTATTTGGTAACCACCCTCCCCATCACTTCCTTCATATTGAATAGGGTATGAAGAGATGCCTGACGAACCATCGTCATTGTATTCTCCACCAACTGAAGGGGTAGTAGTACTACCCGGTTTTTCTTCGTATGCCATTCTTACTCCCTGTTATATCAGACCATTGGTATTAAAGTTAATTTGAACGTTACCACCAGATGCTCTACGGAATTTTTCTTCACTGTTAACAGAGGAAATATTTTCTAGGAATTTGCCTTGATATCTTTGTTCCATCTTTTCATCAAACAAATAGGCTCCCAAATTATATAACGCTCCCCAGATTAACATTCTTTCATTTTGATCTCTTAACCAGTTAGGTACTTCTTTTCCTGTATACATTTTTGTTGTAACAGGTGTGTTGTATGCTGTAGCCGCTTCGATAGTAGAAAAGCATTTTGTTACACCATCTTTGGTTGAGAAGTAAAGATTAGTACCGCCAGACGCTACCAACTCAAGATAAGGTTGGTTAGCATCAGACAAGCTAATAATATAGTTAATTGGCGAAACGTTGTAAACTGCGTTTAAAGCAGGTAATCGTTTATAATAATGTATCTCTACAATAGCGCCAACAGCCAATTGTGGGTGAATATATATTTTGTTCTTTTCCCACATCCAGTTGTATACTGAATACTTCTCACTATACAAGTCAAAGAAAGTACGTTTGTCGGTAATTTCATTAAATACTTTACTTACATTAGATGGGAAAGTAGAATATGAAGTACCAATATTGTCTTGTGCAATAGTTCTGATATACACAAATTGTGTTAAATCTTCTGGAATATAGAATGATGTATAGGCATTACCATAAGGTAATCCTGCACTGTTCTCCCCTAAGTTATCGTCAGCAGTAACTGTATAACGTACTACTTCTTCTAATGGAGGGATTCTTAATAGTCGATAGCATTCATCGGCAGAATAATCTAAGCAATCTTCAATTACGCTATCAGGTATAGTATTTACTTCGGGTTTGTTTGACCAGTCCCGTACCTTATCTACGAGTGCGTCATATCGGGGTGTTGCCATGAGTTATTCTCCTGTAATATCAGAGTGCCTTTACATTACTTGTTTTGAGTAAAGGATAGTCTGTTTCAATAATTTGTTTTAATCGTCTTAAGTTTGCAGGCTCATGCATAAATGTATCTGAGTGAATATCGAGACCATACTTAGTCAAAATATCAATAGCTACAATATCAGGGATGATTGCAAAAGAACGGTATGTCCGACCGTTAGCGGCAAAAGAATCTAGTTCTCGCTGTTGTGCTGCATACTCTTTGTATGCGCTTACGTCTTGTGTAAGACGGAAATCTTTTTCATCTGTATTTACTTGGAAACTATTTTTGTTTCCCTCTTGTGATAGAAAGCCCATGTGTCCTCTTAAATTAGTTGGTCATGTAGTTGCTGAAAGCACCGTCATTAGTGAAACAACCATATTCGTATTTTGTATTAGCACCTGTAAACGCAGGTGTAGACGCAACCACCAAAGCGCCAGCAGTTCCATTAGCACCGTCATAATATTTCACCTGAGTAATTTTACCACGAATAACTTTTGGTGCGGCATAGTCAGAGCCAGCATCAAATGTGTCTGCGGATGTAGCAACATTTACTACATGATTATCAGGAATGTATTGACGAGTGCCATCTGTAGCAGTAATTCGTAGAAATTCCATTTGTGTTCCTTTTGAGATAAATAAAAAAGGGAAGCGAGGTTTCCCTCACCTCCCCTCTTATAGGTTAGTTAGCTAACTATTAAGCGCCAGACAAACCGAAGATCATACCGCAACCCTTAGGATTACGGCACTCAAGTGTACCCTCTTCAACGATCTGACCGATGATAGAGTCACCCAGCTGACCCAGGTCAACTTCTTGCAGAGGACGCAAGCTAGCGTAGCTGAACCACATTGGGTCATACAGGAATGCTGTGAAGTTAGCTGCATTGTCCAAACCAGAAACGGCAGTATTAGCAATACCCATCACGTAGTTAGGAACAACCATAATGTCACCGAAGTCGGACATATAGATCTCGACAGACTGACGGAGCTTACCATCAGCATCGATATTTCTACGAACGTTACCGTCACCAGCATTGCTTGAGCTAGAGCCAGCAGACTGAGCCTTAGCAGAGAACACACGACGGTTAGCAGGAGACAACATCAACTTAGTGGCTTTACCACCGTTTTCGTAAATGCCTTGCATAACTGTGTCAACGTGTGACAAAGCCAAAGAGACTTTATCAGCAGAAGTAACACCAGTAAATGTACCGCAAACACCGCCACCTGGATTAGTAGGAGCAGTGTACTCACCGGGAGTAGTCAACACGTTCAATGCTGTAGCAGGAGTTGTGGTAGCAGCAGTGTAGTTAATCCAAGACTGATAGCCACCGAATGTACGGGTGCCAGAGCCGTTAGAGGACTTCCAACCGTTTACCAAGTCAAACTCAACGTCCCTGCGCAACTCAGTACCACGCTTTTTGAGCTGGTAAGCGTATTCGTCAGCGACACCTGCTTGGTCAACAGCACGCTTAGTGCCAGTAACTGTAACAGTCTTAGAGTTAATTTGTGTGTAGTTACCCAAACGTGTACGGAAGGGTTCAGCAGCTTGAGCCGCATTTTGTGTAGCGTAAGATACGCCTTCAGCAACAGGAGCAGAAGTTGGTGCGGCCAACTCGTCTGTTTGCCACTCGTGGAACACAGCAGTAGCTTTAGTCTTGCCGATAGACGACAAGAAAGGTGTCTCATCACGAGAAATCATTGAAATAAAATTTGCCAAGTCTTCACGCTCACCAGCGTTGACGGCATTACCAGTAGCAGCAGAGCTACGTGCGGCAGCCTTAGGGCCACCTGTTGCAAAAGTTTGTCCAGCCATTTGTTATTTTCCTTTTAGTGAGAAATTAAAGTTTTTTACTCACTGAAGAAATACGTTTTAGAAAATCTAATTCGTCTTGTTTAGACCCTTGACCTGATAGAACTTTAGAACGGTTTTGGTTAACTGCTTGCTTCTCTTTTTGGGAAGTCGGAGTTCCCTTTTTTGATGGGATGGACTTCACGTTTGGAGATGCCTTTCGTTTTACTTCACCGGTTTCTTTAGCTGTTTTAAGCTTACGATAATCATTAATAAACTTTACTACGTTAGGGTCATAGACCGCTTCCAATAGTTGTTCTGGGATACCTTCTTTAATAGCAAACTCACGAATACTTTTAGCAACTTTTTCTGAGTAATCAGGAATCAGAGTAACAATGTTCTCTTCATACTGTCTCAATAACACTTGTTGTTGTTCTATTTGTTGAGCTTGAATCTGTTCAACAACAGCTCTAGTCTGTTCTTCACGTTTGTTACGTGCTTTCCAGTACTTTTCCTGTACGTCTTCTAGTTGCTCTTTGAGTTCCCTAGCTGTGTAGGTATCACCTTCTTCTCGGGCTTTATCGATTTCACCCTTGACTTTATGATATTGTTGTGCAAGACTAGTTTCAACTGCGGTAAGTTCTTCATTGATAACTGTACCTAATTGAATAATCTCTTGTAACTTTTCAGCTCGTTCTTGGTCGATCTGTTTCTTCAGTTCGCCTAATTCGCGCCCCTTTTGAGATAGATGTTTGTCGGTAGAATAACCCTTACGGATTTCTTCTAGGGTAACATACTCGGTTTTACCGTCAACTGTGACGGGTACTTTGTACTCCCAGTCAATATCTTCTTCAGAAGGCAAGTCAGCATTTTGGGTAGACGTATCATCCTCAGCTGTATTATCTTCTTCAGAGTCATTTGACTCTTCCTCTTCATCTAGGTCATTTTCAGATTCAGTATCGTTCTCTTCTTGGGCTTCTTCTTCCGATACTTCGTCTGGACTTGGGACGTCATCACCTTCTTCTGGTAGAGATTCTTTGTTAAGACCCAACAGTTCTGCTGCTGGAGAGTTACGTAGAATGTCATCAAGGCTCTTTACTTCCAAGTCTGCACTATTCGATCCGTCATCAAAACTCTGGCTACTGATTTCAGAAGCTGGAGTGCTGGTAGAGAGATGTGGTAGATTCATATTCTTTTACCTTTGTGTCCATTATTGTTTGGCTTCAGCTTTAGCTTTTTTAGCTACAGCCATACGTTCAGCGAAGTCCGATTTATGGGGTTCCATAATACGGTCAATAGCATCAATTGCATTTGTTAGATTAACAAAGGTTGGTGCATAATTCCCTGCTCGACCTACACCGCCATTTGATCCGCATTGGACCAATTCACGTAGGATTTCTTGTCGTGCTTTTTCCAGCACATCTTTCGCTTTACTTAAATCACTCATTATTTTCCTCAGACCCCTCTTGGGTGTTTTTGTTTTGTTGCTGGATGAACTTGACGTTATTACCGTACATTTCAATACCAACCAGTTTTTCCTTAACACTACCTAATGCCATAGCAGTATGATACAGGTACTCTCGTTCCTTAGAACAATGAGGTTCTGTCTTCAACCATGTGACAAAAAGATCAGCAAGGATTTCGCTATAGGCATCACCAAAGAATTGCTCACGCTCTCGCTGAACAAACTGTGCTCGACCTAATGCTACTTGGGCTTCACGGAAAGGCTCTACTTTGTATTCACCTGTCTCATGATTCATCTTGGGCTTAATCTTCGCTTCAAAGCCTTTTCGATATTTATCCATAAATTATTTCTAGAAAAACTCCCCCATCTCTGAGGGAGGGTTATTGTTACATCATTGGGTTTTCACCAGCAGCCGCAGGACCAGCCTGTGGTTGTGGCTCTTGACTACCTTGAGGTTTACTTGCATCATTATGCGAATCAGCATCGATGAAAGCCTTAGCCATAGCAAGGAGTTCTTTAACATCAGGCTTAGGAGGTAGTTCAACACCTTCTTTAGCCGCCTGAATATAAAGCTTACTCCACTCTTGATAACTCTTATCCAAAGAAACCATAAGTTGTTTGGTGTTATCTTGCATAGCATTTTTAGCTTGTACATTAGTGAGGTCAAGTGTAGCTTGCCTCTGTGCTATGTCAATCATCTTAACTTGTTCTTCAAGTTGTCTTTGTTTCTCTGCAGCTTGCATTTCAGCTTCTCTTGACTGTTGAGCCTGTTCAATGAACTTAGGATCAGTGTAGTCAACAAGGTAGTCTAGAGGATCAAGATCCATAGACTCAAGTGCTTTGCATGCAATTGTTACTGCAGCTTGTGGGTTAACAGCTCCACCAGCTCCTGCTTGTTGCAGTGCTGGAATAATCTGTTGTCCTACAGTATTCATCTTTTTCATGATATTGCTGTTACTGTTTTCACCAACATCAACATCAACATAAAGCATAAGGTTACTTGGTAGTGTGCCTGGATCAACTGACTTAAACAAGTCATTTTGATCATAGTATCCAACTTCTTTACCACGGAGTTTATCCCGCATTGTCTTGTAGATACCCTCACACAAACGCTTAAAGCCTGTTTCAGCAAACCTACGTGCCATAAACTGGATACGTACTTGTGCTGCAGACATAGCTCTCTGCATCTTTTCTTCTGAGTTACCTGATACGTATAGTGTATCATTTAAACCCTGAGCCGCTTTAGACAAACCAGTAGCTTGTTCTTTGTGTAGTTGTAACAACTCAAGAACAGGTACAGTACCAGTACTAATAGTGTCTGGTGTTAGTGCAGCTACAGCTCCGTTAGGATTACCGTTAGTTGCAATAATCTGCTTAGGCTTCATGTTTTGTAGAGCACTAAAGTCTACAACATTAGGGTCAGCAAGCTTAGGAGAATAGTTAGTTAAGTAAACATTCTCAATAAAGCCCCGCATAATAGCGGTTGAGGCAAGGGTTGTCGGGCGAATCATATCAGCCACAGACAAACCAAAGAACTCGTGAGGAACTTCAAAGGGACAGAGAGTCGCCAATGGAATCATATCACAGTCTTCTTCAAGAAGAATTGTTGAACCAGCAATAATAAAGTGCTTTAGTTCAGCAATACCGTCTCCATCACGGTCTACACGTAACCAACACTCAATAACAGTGAGTTGTCGATTAGCTTCAGACGGGAATAGCTCCCGTGAATTTCCCCCAAGCCAGTACTCTTCACCAACCAGACGCTTACGAGCAGCTTGCTCTTCGGTGTACTTGGTAGCCCAATCGTAGCTACCGTCTCCAATGGCGTCCCAGTCAATATTCTCTGCTATGTCAGGGAAAAACTTTCTAACTTCAGAACGAGTCATGTCGATCTGAATACCCACAAATGCTGCATCATCAAGTGAGTGTGCATCCCGTGTAATACGGAAACATTCTGGGTGTACGTTCTTAATCAAGACTCGTGTCTTGTTATGTTTTCTTTGTAGACGAACATTCTTGTATACCATCTTGTAGACAGCATTACCTTCTTCGTCTGTATCTAATTCTTGTTCATACTGGAGATCACCAATGATCTCTACATTATCTTCAGCTAACAAAAGATCCAGATTCTCTTGGCTGATAGAGTCAAACTCTTCAAACTGATAATCAAAATCTTCAATATATTCCCATCGGACAATACTGTTTTTCCACAAAAGAGCAGACTTAACCCATGTATTCAACACTTCCCAACCAGGATTCTGTTTAAAGATAGCATAGTTAGTAAGGTCAGAAGCTACTTTGGCATCATGAAAAGCCTTAGGAGAACTTCCTGCGGGAATAAACCTTGCAATCTTATTGTTGTTAAACATAAGTTCAGCAAGAATAGCTGTGTATCCTTCAATTGCTTCTACAGTGTCTGAAGAGACAATTTGGGAAGCTCCTTGGGGAACAAGGTGGAACATTGGCATCATGCCGTATTCGTATGTGGCTTTCTGTCGTTCACGAGCTAAGTCGGAACTATTCAAGAAGTCACCAACAGAGTTCATTACACCCTGTTCGATCATAGCTAGGAGTTCATTATCTCCTACTGGATCTTTATATCTATCCACAAATCGGATAATATCTCTACTGGTATCACTCATTGTAAACCTTTCTTGGTTACATTCATTCAATCAAAGTCTACAACAAGACTTGTATGGTGCTACTAATTTCTTAATCACCCTGCTAGTAGCCAACAAAGTAGAAGTAAACTTCTCTTAGGACACAAGGACTAACTCTTTCGAGGATTAAAATCTTTTGGGATTTTATTACCGATTTTTTCCTGTGGATTCAATAGCCGACCGCCCTGTTGGGGCTTAAGCAAGCTCTTAAATTGTTCTTTTTCTTTACCTGTCAAAGGTACATTTAGTTGTGCCATATATCACCATTTAACTTTGTTAGCCCAGTATGCCGCAGACAGTGGTCCTTTAGCAATATTGGATGCATGACGAGCCTTGAAAGCCTCATTACGCTTGGAACCGTCAGGACTACCTACTGCACCCTGAGCACCAAACCTGATGGTTTTAATAGTATCACCACTCTTAGCCACTACAATGTGACTCTTAGTGGGGTGACTAGGTGTTCTTTTAGGTTTATTAAAACCTGATACACCAGCTCTTGTTAGTCTTGAATCTTTTTCAGCCATACTATTTCCCCTTCTTAGCAGTCTTAGCAGACTCTTTAAAACTCTTATCCGTTGGAGCACCCTTAGAACCTACCTTACGCATTTTCTCTCCGGAACCCTCAGCAATCCGTTTACGTTTTGCATGGATATTGTCGTATAAACCTTGTTTAGTTGCCATAATATTCTCCTATATCCATGTAGTTTCTACTGGTTGATAGCTACCTATCTTATGTTTAAAAGATACTGTTGTGTTTGTCAACCTATCCCCATGAGTTCTGATAACTTCAAGAGCTATCGCTAAGGCAATAACCGTATCATCATTCTGTCCGACAATAGCGTTTGTCTTACCTGAGTCGTCTGCTACGTAGTTCATCAGTTCACCGATAATAACCCTAGATGGAATCCAGATATCCTCTTGTTCAATAGCATTCTTAAGAAAACCAATAATGGCTGGCTTAGAGGCTGAGGTTGTTCTCCAACCAATCCTTGTACCTTCTTCTTTAGATACATTCGCCATCTTAGTCTGATAGTACATGTTAACATAACCCATCTGAGTAAGTCTATTTAATGTAGCAATACCCATACTGTTAGACTCTACAGCTAACAAAGCATTATTAAAGTACCTTCCTAGGTAAAATAATAAATCACCAAACTGACTAGGATCAATCGTATTACTGCGATAAACAGCGCACACTTCCCTGTTGGCATTGATAACCACGGCTGTAGAATAATCCTTCCCAACACCCAAACTAACATCAGCACCGATAGCAAAGGCATCTTCAAAAGTAGGATACTTGAATATCTCAATCGACCCATCCCTCAAATCCTCCATCATAGAGGATTCAAAGTTAAATTCTCTCTTAGCTAATATAGGCTGAGGAACTAACTTACTTAACTTCTCAATGTTAAATACATTAGAGCCTGATACAATAAATGCTTCCTCAGGTGTCGCAGGGTACTCCTGTCTGAACTTATCTTCACCACCCTCAGCAATCTTTAATCTTCTCCAGTATAACTGATCATCGTCTAAGTTATATCTGGTTACTAAGACTTCCTCATCTGTTGTTTTCTCAAACCCCTCAGGAGCCTTCCTACGGTACTCTGACATCAGGTACCATGGAACAAAGATAGCGATATACTCATTCTCACCCTTTACGGCTCCCTGCCATAACCTGTGAAATGAGTTACCCACACCATTAGCTGTACTCTCAAGGATTACTTCGGTACCTTCCGCTTGGGATATTCCCTGAAACAACCCTGCCAAAATCTTTTCATCATGCCCCCAAAAGGCAACTTCAGACAAATGAGCAATAGTAGGAGTTGTTCCCCTACCCGCTTCAGGAGCACCAGCTGTATATAGCCTATACCCTGAATCATTATGCTCAAACATAATCTCTTTTGCATTAGACTTCTTCAATACTGGTCTGAAGGTATCAGACATATTGTAGATTGTATTTCTGGACATACTGAACAATGCATCACTAGTAGCCGCATCATGAGCCATAACTACTGACTTGTTGTAAGCATTAAAGTAACTCTTCCAGAATACACGTCCTGTTGTGTATGTACTTAAACCCATCTGCCGAGCTTTTAAAATAATAGCTCTGACTCTCCCCGTCTCCTTGAGTTGTTTCTCAAGAGCTTCATTCACAATCTTTTGAGCTTCGTTGAATTCAAAAAATTGGAATCCCTTGGAGGAGTCCTTGGGTAAGATTTTAATTTGTTCTTTGGCGAATAATTCGAAATTATTCTTATAAGCGTTTAATTTCTCACGCTTCTTTAATTCCCTCAGAGCCTCTAGCTTATCAGAATTGTTTTGTTTTGTCATATGTTTAGATGTAATAAAAAGTTTTCTCTATTATGTACCGACTAACTAGTTGATTTATTTGAAAAAATATTTGGTATAATTTTTGAAATGTAATCTTTTGTATACGTTTTTGGGTAGCCCCTAGGGATGTCTGTGGGTAAGTCTTTGTGTGTGTTAAAAAGAATCAAGAGGTTGTTGGTATACCCCTGCCCTGTTTCGGGTGTCCCCCTTGTTTTTCCTGCCGTGTCGGTGCGTGGCGCTGCTCGTCTCGGCTTCCTTTGTCTGCGCTCTTTGGAGGTGTTCCTTGTCTTTCTCTTTCTCTTCTTTTGCTTCTTCTTTGCCTGCTCTTGGTCCTGTCGCTTCTGTGGCTCGTCCCTCGCTGGCTGCTTCCGTTCCTCGTGGTTCGTTGTCTGCTCCGGTCTCGGTTGTTGCTGTGTCTTTGACTGGCTCTGACGCTGTGTCTGTGGTTTGCTCGGACGGTCGTGTTCGTGTTTGCCGTGTGTCCTACGCCTCTCGTGCCTTGGGTCGTCCTGTGTCTCGTGACGCTGTGTTCTCCCGTTTGGCTGCTCGTGTTGGTGGTTCGCCTGTTCGCTTTGTTGCTGCGTTCGGCTACTCTGCTGACTCTTGGTTTGTTGCTGTTGAAGCTGTTTGAGGGCTTTCTCGGTTGGCTCCTTTGTCGGGGTCTTCCGAGAGCGTCTTGCTCTACCTGCTCCTCGGGGTTTCTGGGGTATAAG